TGTAAACTATGTTGGCAAATACAATAAACTTCCAACAGGTGAAGCTCTTGGTATTGAACTTGAATCTGCAAATCTGACAGATGGACAATACCAACAGTCTATTTCAATCGTACAAGAAATTTCAAAGTCTGAAAATACTGATATTGAATGGCTTGTCGATCAGACTGAAAAATGGTGTCAAGATCGAGCCATTCATATTGCAATCATGAAGTCTATTGGTATTCTTGATGGTAAAGATAAAGAACTTACTAAAAATGCATTACCAGATCTTTTAACTGAAGCTTTGTCAGTTGCATTTGATACTAATATTGGTCATGATTATTTGAATGACTACGATAGTCGTTATGATTTCTATCACAAACAGGAAGAACGTATTCCATTTGATTTAGATTACTTCAATCAAATTACAAAGGGTGGTTTACCTAACAAAACACTAAATATCGCTTTGGCTGGTACTGGTGTTGGTAAATCTTTGTTTATGTGTCATGTCGCTGGATCAGTATTATCACAGGGCAAGAACGCATTGTACATTACAATGGAAATGGCTGAAGAACGTATCGCAGAACGTATCGATGCTAATCTAATGAATGTACCAATTGATCAGCTTTCAAATCTATCTAAAGATATGTTTGGAAATAAAGTTGCGCAAATTGCTAATAGAGCAAATGGTAAATTGGTTATTAAAGAGTATCCAACCGCCTCAGCTCATGTTGGTCATTTTCGAGCTTTATTGAAAGAACTTAAACTTAAGAAAAACTTTGAACCTGATATTATCTTTATTGATTATCTCAATATTTGCGCATCTTCAAGAATGAAAGGAATGGGCGGTGCAATCAACTCATACTCATACATCAAAGCAATTGCCGAAGAAATTCGTGGCCTTGCTGTCGAATTTAACGTACCAATCGTATCTGCAACTCAAACAACAAGAAGTGGATACTCCAACTCCGATGTCGGACTTGAAGACACCTCCGAATCGTTCGGTTTGCCGGCTACTGCAGACTTAATGTTTGCGTTAATTTCTAATGAAGAGCTTGATGCTTTGAATCAAATCTTAGTTAAGCAATTAAAGAATAGATATAATGACCCATCATCAAATAAACGATTTGTGATTGGCGTTGATCGTAGTAAAATGAAATTATATGATGTTGAACCAAATGCTCAAAATATTATTGATTCAGGTCAACAGTCTTCAATGATTCCTTCTACTGCAAATGTTAGAAACTTCTCAGAATTTAAGGTATAAAATGAAAGTAAAGTTAATTAGTTATTCAACTCCGGCAAATGAGATCTCTCATGATCTTGGTGACGTACAAGATCTGATTGCATTCTGCGCTCGAGTGTCTAATCCATCTAATCAAATTAATAGTGAAACTTCTGAGAAGCTTATCAAGTATCTTATTAAGCATGCGCATTGGTCTCCATTAGAAATGGTTTCGGCTTGTTTAGAAATTGAGACAACTCGCGACATCGCTAGACAAATTCTTCGTCACCGTTCGTTTTCTTTTCAAGAGTTTTCTCAACGCTATGCTGATCCAGCTTCTTTGGGAGAACAGTTTGTACTTCGCGAAGTTCGCCTTCAAGATACTAAGAATCGCCAAAATTCTGTAGAGATTGATATTAATACTGATGAAGGCCGGCGTCTTGCTTGGATGTGGGAAGAACAGCAGAAACGTGTTATTGCTGTCGCTAAAGAAGCTTATGAGTGGGCTATTAGCGCTGGCATTGCTAAAGAGCAAGCTCGAGCAGTTTTACCTGAAGGTAACACTAAGTCTAAGATGTACATGAACGGAACTCTTCGTAGTTGGATTCATTACATTGACTTGCGTTCTTCCAATGGTACACAAAAGGAACATATGGAAATTGCTCGCACTTGTGCTGAAGTAATTACTAAAATCTTTCCATTAGCAAAGGAGCTATCATGTGGCGCAGAGAATTAATATCAACGTATTATAAGACTAGAGATTTGGTTGCTAAGGTTATTCATCAAGATCGGATGTTCATTATTGAGTACTATAATAATGGTACTAAGTTTCATACCGAGGAATATCCAGACAAATCAATCCATTATGCTGAAGATGCAGCTGAGAACTGGGCTCTAGGAATCAAGAAGCTGGAAGAGGGTATAGAACCCCTAAGTGACCCCCACAAGACCAAAAATTGGCCATTTCCGTGAATTTGTATCAAAAAAGATACAAAATGTTACAATTCTTTTTTTCCTTTAGAATCAACAACTTATGGATTAAGGGTTTCTAAGTTGTTGATTCTAAAGGCTTTTTTATTTTCATTTATTTTCACAAAACAGTGTACATTCTCTGCAGCTATGGTATAATGGTACCATAAATTGATAAACAGGAGCAGAAAATGAAAGCAACAGTATACCAGATGGAAGATCAAGTAGCAGTTAAAGTGGCAATCGTTGATTGTGGAAAATTCCTTAGCATTGACGAAATGCTTGAGTATGCTTATCATCGCACTCAGAACATTCATGGTTCTTGGTCAAAAGGTGAGTTTTTCTCTGATGGTAGTGTCAATCAAGATTTTCACAAAGACATCGAAGTTGTTAAAGACCTCGAAGTTTACGATGGTGTTGAATATGGCCATCGCTCAAGCATGATGCGTGATCGTATCGAGATTGATGGTACAATGTACGAAGTTAGAGCGTTTGGTTTTGAAGAATACACTGACGCAGTTGCGGCTTAAGGAGAAATATTATGATTCGATTAGTTGTTGGGTTTATGATTGTGTTTGGCGCCACTGGTGGCATTGAAACTGGAGATGCTACTCTTCTGCAAGGTATGATTTCCGCTGCAATTGGTCTTGGACTTGCGTATTGGCCAATTGCAGATGGTACAGTTAATCGCATTTCAGAGGATGCCTAATGCTTCAGTTGGAATGGATAGAAGTAACATTTCTACTTTTGTTCTTTTTAGCTGGTATGATTTTTAATTATAGAGCTGGAAGAGATGCTGGGGTAGCATATGGAATTGACTCTACTTTAACGTTTCTAGAAAAACAAAAAATTATTATTATTGATCACAATACTGGTGATTTCAGACCATACATTGAAGAAGGTGAAAAATGATGAATCGCACAAAAAGTTATATCGCGTCATATGATACACAAAGCGTCAATGACATGCAAATGCTTGCCGAAGCTCGTAAACTTGTTTCTGGCATGAATCGTCTTTTGAAAGCTGATGGTCATCAGCAACAGTATCGCTTGGTAGTTCGTGGCCGTAAGCCAATACAAAAGTCTATCATTACTAATTGGCGCACTGGCAAAACGTCAGTAACCGGTTATGACTGGGCTGGTAACATAGTTGGTGGTTTGGCTAATGCGACTAAACTTGATGCTTACATTTATCGTCGATGAGATCAACACCAGAATCGATTCTAGAAAAAGCTAAAAAAAGATTGGCAAAGGGAGAAGATCCTGACACAGTTCTAGAAGAATTTAGTACACTATATACTAAGTCTCTATTACATCCAATTCTTATAGCAATAAAGCAACAACCTGAAATTGATTACGAAGATTCTAGAAAAAGATACGATGAACAAATGGCAAGCAGAAAAAAACCATCTGATCATGTAAAAGAATAAGGTAATTAAAGAATAATGCCTCGGTGGTGAAATTGGTAGACACAAGGGACTTAAAATCCCTCGCCGAAAGGTGTGCCGGTTCGACTCCGGCCCGAGGCACCATATTAATGGGCCTTTAGCTCAGTTGGTCAGAGCGTTCGACTCATAATCGATTGGTCACAGGTTCAAGTCCTGTAGGGCCCACCAAAGTTTATAAATTGTAATATGATTGATTTTATTTTAATGGTAATAGGTAAAATTATAATTGGTGTTATGGCGTTTGCGCTTTTTATATTTTTATTTGTTATATTTTCAGTTTCATATGGAGTAATCACTGCCTGACCATAGCTCAGTTGGATAGAGCAATAGCCTTCTAAGCTGTGGGTCGCAGGTTCGAATCCTGCTGGTCAGGCCATTTTTATAAGAAGGACTTAAATGATCGATAAACGAATCTTAAATATTTTATCTAGTGAAGGTGTTCGTCAACAAGATACTATTGAACTTATTGCTAGTGAAAACTTTGCAAGTAATGAAGTAATGCAATTGTGCGGTAGTATCTTTACTAACAAATACGCCGAAGGTCTTCCTGGCAAACGATATTATAATGGATGTGAAGAAGTAGATAAGGTCGAAGAATTAGCAATTGAATATGCCACCAAACTATTTGGTTGTAAGTATGCTAATGTGCAACCTCATAGTGGTGCTAATGCTAACCTTGCAGTGTTCAAAGCGTTCTTATCGCCAGGTGATAGGATCGTTGGTATGGACTTAGCTAGTGGTGGACATTTATCGCATGGAGCAGAAGTTAATATAAGTGGTAAATGGTTTGATGCATATTCTTACGGCGTTGATAATAGTGGATATATTGATTACGATCAAGTTCAAGAATTGGTATCAACTGTTAAACCTAAAATGCTAATTGCTGGAGCAAGTGCTTATAGCAGAACACTTGATTGGAGACGTTTTCGTAAAATCGCTGATAGTGTTGGTGCTATCTTACTTGCAGATATTAGTCATTATTCGGGATTGATTGCTGGTGGTGAATATCCGAATCCTTTCCCTCATGCTCATGTAGTAACAACAACTACTCATAAGACTCTTCGCGGTCCACGTGGCGGAATGATTCTATGGGATTATGAAGCTTATAGTAAAAAAATCAATGGTGCAGTATTCCCTGGAACTCAAGGTGGTCCATTGATGCATATCATTGCAGCAAAAGCACAATGTTTCTATGAAGCATTAACACCAGAGTTTAGAATATATACTAGTAGAATCCTGATTAATTCTTATGCAATGGCTCAAACGTTTATTGACGCAGGAGTTGACATTGTTTCTGGTGGAACATCATGTCATATGATGACGATTGATTTGCGTAAAGAAAAATATAGTGGAAGAGAGTTCGCTGACTTGCTAGAAGCTAATGGAATTACTGTAAACAAAAATGGAGTTCCTGGAGATACAAGAGGTTTTGTTGAAACTTCAGGAATAAGAATTGGTGTGGCGGCTGAAACAACACGAGGTTATGATGAACGTTGGTTCAAAGACCTTGCAACTAAAATTGTAAAACTTTTAAGAGATTAATAATATGGCTACTAAAAAACAAGCAAAAGCAACCGTTACGGTTGGTACAGAGACTACTAATTCCAGCGTTGCTGCTGGGGCTGGTGTAGAAGCAGAAGCTGGAGCTAGTGGAGAAACTAAAGTAGGTAGCGCAACATTAGAGGGTCATGCCGACGCTAGTGCTCATGCTGATGCAGGCGCTGATGCTGGTTTCGACGGCCGCAACGCAAAAGCTGAAGCTGGAGTAAGTGCAGGTGCAGAAGCTGGTGTAGGTGCATCCGCTGAATCTAAAGTTGGTAACACAGGGTTAACCTCAACAACTGAAGGTCATGCCGGAGCTAAAACTTATGCCGAAGCTGGAGTCGGTGGACAAATTGGAGTAGATGGTGCGTCAGGAGAAGCTGGTGCTATTGCTGGTGCTAGCGTTGGAGTAGGTGGTTCAACCGGTATGCACGATAAACATGGCAACGGTGCTGAAGTTGGTGCTGGCGTGAGTGTAGGTACTCAAGTTGGTGCTAAAATTGGTGGCGGTGCCACAATGGATGATGGTGTTGCTACTGTCGGTATTGATGGCAAGGTTGCACTACTAGCAGGTGTTGATGTTGATTTAAGTGTAAGTGTTGATACTAAGCCAGTCCAGAAGGCTGTAACTGATACTGCGGTTGCTGTAGGTAAGGGTACAGAAGAAGTTGCAGGCCACGTTGCTGATACAGCTAAAGATGCTGGTAAAGCAATTGGCGGTGCCGCAAAGGATGTTGGGCATAAAGTTAAGAAACTTAAGTTCTGGTAAACTATAAATAGATTATAAGAATTCGTAGAAGTGAGTAATAGGAAGTTTGGACGGCGGTTCGATTCCGCCCACCTCCACCATAAGCACATTGAGTACGCTTAGGCGTCAGTACCTCAA